ACAAAAGCTGCTGGTAATATGTTTTGTCAGGCACGATACGAAGCGGCAAAGTTCAACGAACGGTTAAGTAGCCGCGAAGGAGCTGCTGAGGAACTTGGTGTTGACCGGACAAGGCTTGCACGAATAGAACTTGGCAGTGTTACCCCTTATCCAGAGGAAGTGCTTCTGATGGCGGATATCTATAGAGCTCCTGAATTAAAAGGTAATTATTGCCGGGAAATGTGCCCTCTGGGAAAAGGAATGCCAAAGATCGAGAATCAGGATATTGATAGGATTGCACTCAGGGCGTTGTGCTCATTCCGGAAGATCAACGAAGCCAAAGAACTCCTGCTGGATATTACGGCAGATGGAGTTATTACAGAGGATGAAAAGCCAGATTTAGAGAAAATCATAAACACCTTGAATGAGGTTAATGAGGTAACTCAAAATTTGAAAAACTGGATTGAAAAATCTTTGAAATGAGGGGAGGAGGTTTAATGCAGAAGAAATTATCTCCCTGGTGCAAGAAAGCCAAGATAGCAATGATTCAGAATGATATCTCTGTTAATGATCTGGCCGAAGAACTTGGCTGTTCCAGATGCTATCTTTCGTCAACTTTAAATGGAAAGAATACCAGCATAGAAATCAGAAGAAGAATCAGCGATTATCTTAATATTTCGGATTCAGATAATTAAAAGGAAGTGTTTTGATGGACCTTAAAGAAAAATTAAAAGAAATATTAAAAAAGAACTATGGAATTACATCAGACGCAGAGCTTCTGGAGGAACTGAACAATATGGAAAGTGTTGATCTTGGAATTTTTGTAACCCAGATTAATACAGAGAAGACAGCATAGATGAAGGAGGTGCGAAATTGCTTACAACAGAAGATATGAAGAAATATCATACAACAGCTGAGAGAATTTTAAATGCGCTGGATAACAGCCCGGTACCGATCAGCTGGCATGAAATGGACAGATGCGCATTACAGAGCGTTATCGCCAAAGAATTGATCTTAATTGATAAGGAGGCAAGATAATGGATGTACGCAAAGTGCAAGATGTGCGAAAGAATGTGGAACATCAGTACATTACAGAAGATTCCAAAACACGGATATATCTGTCCGTGGTGCGAGAATTTAATGAGAAGGAGTATGAGGAATATTCCAAAAAAAAGAAAAGAGCGAAAATAAAAAAGAGAATTCGCTTCTTGAAAAGGTCGATGGTTTACATCGTTCCTACAGCAGTCAGCCTTATCTTCTTCGGATATCTGAGCGATATGCTTTGCGCAATAAGGGGAAGCACAGAACTCGGATCCGAATGGATAGCAATCCCGCTCATGTGGGTGTGGATATACGCATTGACCAGATTCGCTGTAGGAGATGCATATTAAAAGCCCCAGACGCTTAAAGGAGATATGAAGTGTAGACGGCACTCATAAATCCGCATCGGAGGCTTAAGTCAGAACTTTAAAACTTTGGTTTTGGAGCCCTTGTTTTTAAAGAACACCGTCATTTTATCACAAATTTAGGAGGTAATCAAGTACATGCAGGAAATTTCAGGAAGCTTATCAGAGGTTATAAGAGCATACAGTGATCATAATTTGCTTGTCCCTGCGGCAACAGATGTGCAACTGAATCCTTTCTATAAATATCATGTAGAGGAAGTTGCCGTTGATCTGAGCGAAAATAGTGGCGACATTTTTAAAGTTGGTTCTGTTAAAACTGGAAAAACAGATAGCAAAGGAAATGATATCTGGCAGGATACATATTCATTATCCAAACCGCTTCTTAACAAATTGGCTATGGCAGCTGGCATTCAGTTTAATCCACATCAGACATACGGTAGACGAATTGATAGTATCACATATCGAGCTCAAGCACAGGGAGCAATGAGAAAGGCGGATGGGACTTACAGATCGGAAGTCGACCAGAAAGAAATCTGTCTTGAGGATGAAGAAGATAAGTATCGTACAGAATTTTCTGATAAGGCGGTTAAGGGGATTACAGACAAGAAAGCGGCAAATGCAGCGGCAGAAATATTTAAAGGAAACTGGGTTGATACGAAAGATAAATGGGGAAAGAAAGTTAAAGCTTATGTTATCGACGAAGCAGATAGAGAACGATATGTTGAACGTTCGGTAAAAGTAAATATGGCTTTATTAAAGAAGACATGGGCCGAAAAAGCAATGACAGGAGCAAAACTTAGAGTCATCAGAGCATTGCTTGGGACAAAAGGCTCTTACACAAAGGATGAATTAAAAAAGAATTTCGCGATTCCAACAGTAATATTCTCTCCGGATTATTCAGATCCACAGGTTCGGCAGGCAATGCTGATGCAGGGTATGAATTCTGTAAACAATATGTTCGGAATGCCTCAGATTGAGGTTAAGAATGTAGATTTTGCCACAGATAGCAATATTATCGATGAAGGTGACTTGGACAATCCGGCGTTTACTTCGGAACTTCCGGATGAAGATATGGGCGAAATTCAACAGGAAGCATTTGCCCAGCCCGAACAGGAAGAGCCGAATGAACCGGATCCGCAACCAGAGGAAGACAGAACTGCAGATTTTCAGTGCTCCAGATGCGGTACGATCATAAATGAAAAGGTTTATGAGTATTCAATCAATAAATTTGGTGAACCATTGTGTATCAAATGCCAGAGAGGAGGCGGACGCAGATGAAAATTATTAAAATTTCCACAGAACTTGAAATGACAATACACGATTTTCCGGAAGGAACCATGAGAGAACAAAGCAAAGCTCTCTACGAACTGATTGGTAATGGATGCGATATTGTTGAACATGTAATGCCGAAGAGACTTTATACAATGTTAAAAATGTCGCCTACACCAACAAGGACGCCTGGTGAATGTGTAAGCATGTTGATCGACGAAGAGGGAAGGCTGAAGCCGAATAGAGCAAACCTGATTGGAAGCTATCTTTACGAATATGACAAGCATGGATGCCCTATTCTTGGAAACATCCTGTTTATCGGAGAAAAGATGGGGAATAGTGGCATTGATTTCTGTGGGATTAGTGAAGAGAACTTCGATCGTTTGAAAAAGGGGCTCGTAAATATGTTTCCTGTAATAAAAGTGACGGAGGTAAAAGAATGAAGATTTTACATACAGCTGACTGGCATATTGGCCAGTTCAAAGGTCCTGTAGTGGACGGGGTAAATCTCCGTTCACAGGATACAGTAAATTGTCTTAATTATATGATTAAGGTTGCAGAAGAAGAGAAACCAGACATTGTTTGCGTTTCTGGTGATGTTTTCCATCAGGAGCAGATAGGTCCGGTAAGATATTCGGACGAAATGATTGTTGCAACAGACACGATCACAAAATTGGCAGGTGTTGCGAAAGCAGTAATCGTAATGAGAGGAACGCCGAATCATGATGGAGGTGGACAATTCAGAGTTTTGAGCAAGATGTTTGCAAATACTGGAAATGTACATATAGTAACATCGCCAACTATACTCCGTACGCCATATGCTGATATAGCCTGCATTCCGGGATTTGATAAGCAGGAGTTCAGATCAAGATTCCCTGGTCTGTCTGCAGATGAAGAAAACGAAGCATGGACAAGCTATATATCCAGTATGGTAATGGGACTTCGAGCTGAATGCCATAATACACCTATACTGATGGCACATTATACCGTACCTGGTTGCAACATGGAATCCGGCCAGACTTCATTCTTTACAAATTTTGAACCGGTTATTCCGAGAGAAGCATTGGAAGCTGCTGGGTATGAAGCAGTGCTCCTGGGACACATTCACCGCCCGCAGATACTTAATGGTCTGCATAATGTATTTTACTCCGGGGCTATTAATGCTATGAATTTCAATGATGAAGGACAGGAGAGAGGTTTCTGGATTCACGAGTTCAGTGATACAGGAAAGCTGACAAAAGGACATAATTGCATCACACCATACAGACGGTTCTATACGATCACATGGGATACAGAAGAAGTGGAAGCTTATATCCGAGAGGGAGTGATGTATCTTCATAGATTGGGATTTCCGGAAGATGTGACAGATAAGATTGTTCGAGTGCGGTATTCCTGTACATCCGAACAGAAG